CTGCTCAAGATGTTCGGTGACGACATCCGCAATTTCAATATCAGCAAGGCCAACCGTTTCGGCCGGGCGATCCTGTACATCGGCTGGGCGAATAGTCCGATCAGTCTCTCGGACCGGCCCGTGTGCGATGTGGTGCTCGATGAGCTTGCGAAGTATCCGCACGCCGTGGGCCGGGAGGCCGACCCGGTCTCGCTGGCCAAAAACCGTCAGCGGACGTTTCAGCACAAGTCCAAACTCCTGATCGTTTCCTCGCCGATTCTGGAGGACGATCCGTTCTGGCTGGCCTGGCTCGCGGGCGATCCCTACGACTGGTGGGTCCGGTGCCCGTTCTGCGGCGCCTGGCATCAGATGCGGTGGGAGCACGTCCATCTCGATCACGATGACCGCGGCAAGCTCCTGGCCCCGCGCGAGTACACCCGGGGCGGTCACGCTCGCTACGTCTGCCCGCGCTGTGGGGCCTTCTGGACGGAATACGAGCGCTGGCAGGCGGTGACGGCCGGCCAGTGGGTCCAGGCAGGAGCGACGGTCGAGACGGACGGACAGATCAAGGGCGGCCGGCCCGCCGGTCCGGTCCGGTCGATCCGGGTGCTCTCGATCATGCTGCACCCGATCTTTCAAACGATAGACGGCCTGGCGGCGGACTGGGCGGCCGCCCAGATCGCCAAACGCCAGGGCAACGTCAAACCGCTCCAGGATTTCATCAATAACCAGCTCGCCGAGCCGTGGAAGGAGACGGCGCGGGCCACGCCGCTGGACCTGCTCCGCAAGCACATTGGCCTAATCCCCTCCAGCGTGGTGCCCGATGGCACGCTCTTCCTCACGCGGGGGATCGACGTGCAGCTCGATCATTTCTACGTCCTGGACGTCGCCTGGGGCGATCTCGCGCAGGCCTGGGTGGTTTTCTATGGCCGGATCGATACGGGCGACACGGAGCGGCTCTCGAACTGGGGTCCGCTGGAATCCTACCTCAAGAGCGGCTGGCCCCTGGCGAGCGACTCCTCCAAGCGTCTGCATCCCGTCCTCGCCTCGATCGACTGCGCGTACCACACGGAAGAGACGCTGACTTTCGCCCGCCAATGCCAGCGGCAGGGGATCAAGCTCGTGCCCGCCCGCGGCTCGGAGCACGAGCACATGCGCCGGGGGATCGTCCGGCCGTTCAAGGACGCCTCGAAGAACATCCTCCGCTACGACATGAACGTGGACCACTATAAGAGCATTCTGCACTCGATGCTCTACGTGACGCAGGACCCCGGCCCCGGCTATCTGCACCTGCCGGCGGATACCCAGGACGAACTGCTGATCCACCTCTCCAGTGAGGAGGCCCGCGATATCCCCTACAAGGGCCGCCGCTTAGTGATCTGGGTGAACAAGCGGGAGCAGCCGAACCACTGGTGGGACTGCTTAGTGCACGCCCGCAACGCCGCCGAGCTGATCGGCGTCCGCTGGCTGGACCCGGCGGCGGCCCGGCCGAGCCGGCCGGAAGGAAAACCGGTGGGACCACTGGCGATCCGGACGCAATACTGACCGCCGGGGCGGCGGGATTTGTGATTTACGATTTAAGAAAGGAAAAACAAACATGACCAAACAGGAGCCGCAAGCGAAACAGTGGATCTTCCTCTCACCCATCAAGTGCCCACGGTGTAAACAGTACGATACCCAGGCGACGCACACGGATTCGGAGCGGGGGATCCAATACCGCAAGTGCCGCCGCGCCACCTGCCGGCGGAAATTCTCGGTCGATGGGGCGTCCGTGCCCGCCCTCGTCGAGGATGTCCCTATCGCGGCGGCTCTCCCCTGCCCGCACTGCGGCAAGGATTACCAGCGTCAAAGTGACCTAACGAAACACATTTTGAGAACCCATCAAGGAGAAATGAACCATGGATGAAACAGAAACACTCCAGCAACCATCAAAAATCAACGGTCAAACTTCCGAGGTCCTCGATCCCGACCTCACCCGGTGGCTGCTGGAGAATCCCGTGCTCCACGCCGCCCTCCAGGAGGCCCGGGAATGTGGGCGGTGGCTGGTCACGGTGCACCGCAAGGTCAAAGACTCGCCGCCGGACGATCTGGCCGGGCGGGCCGTGCGGTGTGATTTCCCCGCCGATTGCCTTCTCGATGCCATGCGGGGCATGTGCCGCTCGCTCCTGATGGACGAACAGCAGGCCCGGCAGCTCGACGGGCATCAGTGCGCGGACAAAAACCAGTGGAGATAATCCTCCGCGGCGGATAGAATCGAGGTAAAAGAGAAACGTTATGGAAATCCGGACTTGGCAAGATGCCATCATCGCGTTGTGTCGAATCGCGCGGTCCCATCTTCACTCGGACCTGGACTATTCGGTGATCCAGGATTTGGATCAGCTCGAACAGGACATCCGCCGGATCGAAAGCGGTCCCGACGCGGCCGGCGGATCAGGCGTGGCCCCCCGCCCGCGTGCCGTCTGAGCGGGCGGGAAGTGCAGATTCTTCCAGACTCTGGAAGAATCTAAGTGCTCGCGCCGGATTTTCCGGCTTTTCCTCTTGCTAAGGATTTACCGATTGCCGAAATTGTAAATAGTAAATCATAAATCGTAAATACTATTCGGGGCCGGGCAGGGCCATACGCACCTGCGCGGCCCCGCAGAGCTGCCTCTCTGCTTCAGACGTTGCCCTTTTTTATTGAGTGGAACGAAATGGCTCTTACGAGCACCAGCACGTTGACCGACGCTTTGAGCCAGTACAAGAACAGTCTGGCCTGGTGGGAGTCTGCGATCAAGGCGTCGAGTCTGCTGGAGGCGGTGCTCTATCTTTTGGCCTGCAAGCCGGAAACGATCGCGGCGGCGGACCAGAGCGTGAGTTTCGCGTCCCTGGAATCGTTGCGGGGGACGCTCGAAAAGCAGGTCGTGAACCTGGGATCGGCGGCCCAGCGCGTCTCGTTCACATCGGGAAAGATGTTGATGTAAATGGGCAAGAGCGTCACCATCCTGGGTTCTGACGGCCGGCCGGTTCGCACGGCCCGGCAGCGGACCCAATCCGCCGACGGCCGCCATGAGATCGTCATGGACGGGATCGGCGGCGCCTACGCGGCTACCGGCTATCATTCCCGCTCCATCGCGGTCAGCGAAGGTCAATCCTATAGCCAAGGGTCCGGCGAGCAGCATCAGCGGTTCGACCGCCATATCCTGGTCGATGAGTCCCGCGGCCTGGACCGGGACAATCCACTGTACGCCTCTATCATCGACACCGCGATCACCTATATCCTCGGCTCCGGTTTTTCACTTCAGAGCGAGCCCAAAATCGAGCAGCTCTGGAACGATTGGTGGCGGTCCCCCGAGATCACGAACCGGCTCAGCGGCGGCGAGGTCGAGCAGATGGTGCTCCGGGAGATCATCTTGTGTGGGGACCACCTGATCGTCAAAACAAAAAAGGGCCTGATCGATCTGATCGAGTCGGAGCGGCTGGCCCAGGGCAATCGGACAAGTACGGGGATCGCGACGGACAGTCTCGGCCGGCCCACGCGTTTCTCCGTCTGCGCCTATGGCAAGAATGGGATGCTCAATTATAGCAAAGAGACGCCGTACAAGGCGGATCAGGTGATCTTCTTAGCCTGTCCCCGGCGGCCTTCGGAGCTGCGGGGGATGCCCATCCTCCAGAGCACGTTCGCCATGCTGCACCGCATCAACGATACCTGCGACGCGGAGGCGATCGCGATGCAGCTCCAGGCCCGCTTAGCCATTGCGATCAAAAAGACGCAGGCGGCGCAAATGGGCTACCTGGAGAGCAAGGACGATGCGGGGCAATCGACCACGGAGGACACCGGCGCCTTCACGACCCGGATCACGGAACTGAAATACGCGATCATCGCCCACCTGGAGCCGGATGAGGACGTGACCACGATCGAGCGGAACATCCCCGGCAAGGATTTCCCGCAGTCGCTGCGGATGTTCCTGCGGCTGATGGGTCTGCCGTTGGGGATGCCGCTGGAGCTGGTGCTCCTGGATTGGACCCAGAGCAACTACAGTCAGAGCCGGGCCGTGATCCAGCAGGCCTACGAGCGGTTCGTTAAATGGCAGACCAAGCTGATCGCTTTTTTCTACGATCCCCTGCTCCGCTGGAAGCTCGCGCAGTGGGAGGAGCAGAAACTGCTCGGGAATAAGGCGGCGAAAAATGTCAAGTGGGAATGGATCACGCCGACCTCGCCCTGGATCGATCCGCAGAAGGAAATGGAGGCGGTGGGCCTAAAATTGGATCGCGGCCTGACCACGCACGGTCGGGAGTGCAAGGCATTGGGGATCGACCGTAACGACGTCAACGATGCCCGCGAGGCGGAGATCCGCGACGCGATCAAGCGGGTGCAGAAGATCAAGGAGGACACCCAGGTGGCGGTCCCTTGGCAGGTCTTCGCGGGCGCCGTGACGGCCCCGGCGGCGAAGAAACCGGAGCCGGCTCCGGCGGCGGAAAATGACAAAAACCAACCGGGAGTGGATGAGAATGCCTGAGAGCAAGATTGAAGTGGGCCTGCTGACGGAATTGGCGATGGAGCCGTGGGCGATGGAGCCGGGCCGATTACAGAGCCTTTTCCTCCGGGTCCGCGACCAGGCGGCGGCCTTCGCCGCCCTGGCGAAAGTCTCGATCGACCGCCCCAAACCCGCGCTGCGCGTCGATGGCACGATCGCCATGATTCCAATCAGCGGGATTCTGATGAAGCAGGTCCCGTCCTGGATGGCCTTTTTCGGGATCGACGGCACGGCCTACAGCGACATCCGCGACCTGGTCAACCAGGCGGCGGACGCCAAGCAGGTGACGGCGATTCATCTGGTGGTGGATTCGCCCGGGGGCACGGTGGCGGGCGTGGCGGACGCCGCCGCGGCGATCCGGTCCGCCCGCAAGCAGAAGCCGGTGACGGCCCACGTCCAGGACCTCGCCGCCTCCGCCGCTTATTGGCTCACCGCGCAAGCCGAGCGGATCACGGCCGACCTCAACGCCGAGATCGGCAGCATCGGCGTCTATACCGTCTACGATGATTTCTCCCGGTTCGTCGCCAATGCAGGAGTGGTCGTCCATGTCATCGCCTCCGGAGAGCACAAGGGCATGGGAGTATTCGGGGCGGCCATTACGCCCGCTCAGATCGCGGCGGTCCGCGAAGTCATTGATGGGATCGCTGCGAATTTTCGTGATGCCGTGGCTTCTGGTCGCGGGTTATCCGCCGCCGAAGTCGAGCTCCTTTCGACGGGCCAGCTCTGGGAGGCCAAGGCCGCCCTCGCCCATAAGTTGATCGATGGGATCGGCCGGCCGTCCGCCGGCCAGAATCCGCAATCCGAAATCCAAAATCCGAAATCACAAGAAGGAGTACCGAACGTGGAAACGACTACCCAACCCCAAGCAGCGGCCCCGGATATCGAGAAGATGAAGACGGAGGCCGCCGCGCGGGAACGGACCCGGCTCACGGAAATGGTCGCGGCGTTCCCGAAGGACCCGAAATTCGCGATGGAGCAGTTCTCCGCCGGCGTCACGGTCCAGGAGGCCAAGGCCGCTTATTGCGACACCCTGATGAACGCCCAGAAGCCGGAACCCGATGAGGAAGGTGTGGCGGGCACGCCGGGATATCAGCACGGCGGGTATCAAGGGGGCAGTCCGGGTCCCGGTTCGGCCGGCGGATTCCTCCCGGCCGTGCGTTCCTACGCCCGCGAGCGCAAATGCAGCCGGATCGCGGCGATTCAGGCCGTCCGGACCGAGTCGCCGGATCTCTACGAGAAATTCCGCGCCGAGTCCCGGCCGCCGATGGTCCACGGCCGCTGCAAACGCGTCAGCGTGGAGTTGGGCTCCTGATCGAATCAGTGGTCATCTGATCGAAAGGGCCGACGATGGCCGAGCAAACGAATGGCACGATGGGATTTCCGGTAGCCGCCGCAGTGACCGCGTTTCGGCGGGTCAAGCTCGACGCGGCGGGCCGGGTTGCACACGCCGGCGCCAGCGACTACGGAATCGGCGTCGCGCAATTTGCTCAGGTCATTCCCGGCCTGCAAGTGGCGGTGCGGTCCTGGCACGAGGGATCGCTCATCATCGAGGCGGCCGGGGCTATCACCGCCGGGGAGGAGGCGTTCGCGGCCTCCGCCGGCCGGATCGCCGCCACCGGAACGCTCCTGATCGGCACCATTTATACGGCCGCCAGCGGGGCGGGCAGCGTGGTCGAGGTCTTCCCGCATCTCGGCGTCATGCAATCGTCGAGCAGTATTTCAAGCAGCTCCTCCTCCTCCAGCAGCAACTCCAGCTCCTCGAGCACTTCCTCCTCATCGACCAGCTCCTCGTCATCGAGCCTGTCGGTTTCCAGTTCGACGAGTTCTTCATCTTCGAGCCTGTCGGTTTCCAGTTCGACCAGCTCTTCCTCATCGAGCCTGTCGGTTTCCAGCTCGACGAGTTCTTCATCATCGAGCCTGTCGGTTTCCAGCTCGACGAGTTCTTCATCTTCGAGCCTGTCGGTTTCCAGCTCGACGAGTTCCTCTTCGTCGAGCCTGAGCAGTTCCAGCTTTTCATCGTCCAGTTTAAGTTCCGTCAGCCTGTCATCGAGCAGTTCTTCGAGCGGGTAGCCGGCTCATAGACAATCAAAGGAGATTGAATCATGGCAGAACAAAGACAATGGCCGATCGCGCTGCCCGCCGCCTCGGCGGTCACCGCCTTTCGGCGAGTGCGTTTGAACGCGGCGGGCCGGGTCTCGCACGCGGGCGCGAAGGATTACGGGATCGGCGTGGCCCAAGCCGCCCAGGCCACGGTGGGCAAGGACGTCACGATCCGCGGGTACGACGAGGGCACGGTCAAAATCGAGACCTCCAGTCTCATCGTGGCCGGCAAGAGGGTCTACGCCTCCGCCAACGGCTGCGTGGCGGCCACGGGCACAGTGTTGATCGGGACCGCCTATAAGGGCGCTTCAGGCAGCGGCTCGATCGTGGAGGTCATCGTCCACCGGGGCCTGCTCCAGTCGTCCAGCTCCTCCTCGTGGTAGGAACGGAATAGAAAACAGCGATTCGGTTCGAAAGGAATCCTCCGCCGGCGGCGGAGTCTAAGGAAAGGACATCATCATGTCAGTACAGTACACGGGTTTCAGCACGCCGCGCGAGGATTTGGGCATGGCGCTGCACGAATTCGATCCGTCGTCGCAGGGGCTGATCGCGACGCAGGTCCTGCCGATCCGGGCGGTGCGGAAGCAGGCGGCCAATTTCAGCATGATCTCGCGGGAGAACAAGAAGAACGCGGAGCGCGTGAAGCGCGCCGCCGGCAGTGCGTTCGCCCGCGTGCACATGCGGGCGGAGGATCTAGCCTATGCCTGCGAGCTCTACGGCCTGGAGGCCCCGCTCGCCGACGAGGACCGGGACAACTACGAGGACGACTTCAACGCCGAGATGGAGCTGACGCAGTTGATCAACCTGCTGCTGCTGCTCGATCTGGAGATCGAGGTCGCGGCGCTGGTCTTCAATACGGCCACGTGGACGGGCGGCGGCCTCTACGTGGACCACAACGCGGCCCCCTGGGACGCCGCGGCCACGGACATCATTGCCCAGGCCGAAGAGGCCAAGGAATACGTCCGGCAGAACTGCGGCCAGCCGGCCAACGCCCTGGTCATCAGCGCCAAGACGCTCTCGAACATGCGGCTCAATACCGGGATCAAGGGCGCGTTTCCCGGCATCGCGACGCTGACCTATTCCGCCCTGATCGGCAATCTGCCGGGCATTCTCGGCATCGAGCGAATCCTCGTGGGCGGCCAGGTCTACGACACGGCGGACGAAGGACAGGCCTCCACGATGGCGGATATCTGGCCGGACGATTACGCGATGTTCGCCCGGCTCAATAGCTCGGCAGACAGTCTCTGGGCGCCGGGTCTGGGCCGGACGATGGCCTGGCGGTCGGTGTCCTCCGATCTGGTCGCGACGGATCAGTACCGGGAAGAGCAGACAAAATCGGACATCTTCCGCGTGGAGCACGCCCTGGATCCGCTGATCCTCAATAAATACTGCGGGTTCCTGATCAAGATCGACGCGTAACATGGGTCCATCCGCGGCCGAATCGGTCGGAACAGCAGTGCGACTTTTTTTGAGGATTTCGGACATGGAGACGAATCTCGAAGGCTGGCTGGACAGTCCCGTTACCCAGGCGGTGATCGAGCAGATCGCCACCCGGGTGACGCAGCAGGTGATCGAGACGCACATTCAGTGCTGTCCGCACGGCCAGATGTTGAGCAAGGGCCGGTCGATGCTCATCGGCCTTTGCATCGGCAGCGGGGTGGCGGGCGGCGGCGTCGTCGCCCTGGTGTCCAAAATGCTGATGGGGATATGAGCGATGAGCGATGCCGCCGTCACGATGGATCTGGCCGCCGAGGCGGCGTGGGTGAGCCTGGACATCGAGCCGATCACCTACACGCCGATCGGCGGCGCCGGTCTGGCCCGTTCCGCCCTCGTGCGCCGGCTGGTGCCGCAGGAGATTTCCGGTCTGGGCCGGGCCCCGGAAGCGATGGTCACGTTGCGGAATCATGCCGCCGCCGGCCGCCTGAGCTCGAACGTGGATACCGGCGGGGACAGGATTTCCTGGTCTCCGAAACGCGGTGCGGCCGCGAAGGTCTCACGGGTCCTGGAAATCGTCTCGGCAAACGGCGGTTTCGTGACGGTCCTGGTCGGGTGACCCATTTGATGTTTGATTTTTGATGTTTGATTTTTGATTTTCGCTGGAATCATGGCAGATAGTGCACTACTGGCGGTTCGGTACGATCATGCGGCTTTGCAGGGATTGGCCCGGCAGGTGGCGGGGATTCGGGGCGGTCTTGCCCGAGTCGTGCCGGCGGCGCTCAATCGCACGGCCGCATGGACTCGCACGCGGCAGCGCCGGGAAGTGGCGAGCCAATGCCGGATCAAGGTCCGGGCGGCGGACCGACTCCTGCGGACCGACAAGGCCGGCGCCGCCAAATGGAACGCCCAGTGCGAGATCCTGAATCGCCGGGTCGGGATCGGCAAATTCATCGCGCGGGGAAAGGGGCACGTCACGGCGCAGTTTCCGAGTGGTCTGTCCCTGAGTTATCCGCGCCATTTCCAGGCAATCATGCCCACCGGTCATAAAGGCGTATTCGTACGGGCCCGGGTCGTCAAGCCGGGGATCAGTATCCGCCGGCCGGAACACGTCGGCCGGGGCCGCCACGGCTGGTACAAGTACGCGACGGAATTGCCCATCTACGAGCAGCGGGAGCGGCTCGGCATCGTGATGCGGATGGATTGGCTGCCCGCTCTACAGATCGCCGGTTCGGCCCAACTGCAAAAAGAGATTGACTCGAAAATCGCCTGGGTGACGGCAAAGGGAAAAGGGTAATCATGGCCGCTTCGATTCGCGAACGGATTTCCGAATGGCTCCGCACGGAGGCGGCGAAGATCTCCGGCGTCACGGCCTTGCGGCCGAAGCGCGTCTTCTGGACCGAGGAGCTGACGAAGGACTTGACGGCCGTGATCCGCCAGCGGTCCTGCCTTATCGATGATGCGGATAAGACTGACCTGATTTTCGAGCAGGAATACAAAATCACGATAGCCGTGATCGATCGGGACACGGCGGCCGCCTCGCTCGACACCCGGATCAATCTCGTCATGGCGGCGATCGTCAAGGCCCTGGCGGCGGACCCGTCCTGCGGCGGCCTCGCCGATTCGAATGGCATGACCCTGAAGGAGATCGTCTCGCTCCAGGAGGATAGCAACGAGCCGCTGGCGCCGGGCGTCACGGGCGAGAGCCTGCTGCTGCAAGTTAAATTTTCCACGTTGAAAACAGACCTCAGCGCCGCCGGCGGTGTCTGACGAAAGGAGTAATCCATGCTCGGTAAAGGAACCACGCTGACCGGCTCGGTGACGGGCCTGATCGGCCACATCCGGAACATCAACTTCGAGGGCACCAAGGTCGACAACCTCGACAACACGGACGCCGACACCCCCGGCTATCACCGCACGTTCGAGCCGGGCCTGATCGACTCCGGCCGCTTCACCTGCGAGGTCCTCTACAACGCGACCTACGCCTGGGCGGTCCTGGCGGCGCTGAAGAACCGCGTCACGGAAAGCTGGAAGGTCCAGTTCGCCGACGGCCGCCGCCGGTGGTTCTGGGGCTATCCCGACGATAGTTCGCTCGCGGGTCCGCACGATGCCCTGGTCAGTTACAATTTCGGCATCAAGATCACCGGGGCGATCACGAGCAGTTCGTCCTCCTCCAGCAGCTCGTCGAGCCTGTCCTCCTCCAGCAGTTCCTCGGCCTAAACGAAAAAAGGGGCACCACGGAGACACGGAGAACACGGAGAAGAAAGAATAAATGTTTTCCGGTTTTCTCTGTGACCTCTGTGCCTCGGTGGTGAATAGTAAAAGGAGAAACGACATGACACTGACGCGCGAGCAAATCTTGGCGCACCAGAAACTCAAGCAAAATAAGTTGGATTTCCCGGCCCTCGGCGGCGAGATGCTCTTCCAAGAGATGGGGGCGGACGACTGGGAGAATTTCGATCGCAA